TGTACTGAAGGCGACACAGCCGATGCTGTTTTTGGAACGGCTGTAGAAGTCACAGACGCTGGAATCGGAACTATAGAAGATGTACAAATGAGTGCCGTGAGTGGCGCAGTAACAATTGCTGGATCTCCAGCTGATGATGATTATACATTTTTTCAACTTTACAGAGATGCAGCTGATGTTAGTGATACTTTTACTGGTGACGCACGAGTAATGGGAATTAAATTATTTTATACTACTGACGCTGCTAACGACGCATAGGAGTTTACAGTATGAAAAATATAAACGACTTACAAACAACAGGTAAGAGTTCAAGAAATATACAATCAAAAAAAACAAAAGGTTTTGGCTATCAAGTTTTAGGATTTGGAGCTGGTGGAGAGGCTGCGGTTTTTATTGAAGCAACGGTGAGTGGAACATGTAATGCTATAACCACATCAGGTGATTATAAAATTGCAACATTTATAAACCCTGGAACTTTTTGTGTTTCAGCCGGTGGTGGTCCTGTTGCTTTTACAGATCATTTAGTAATAGCAGGAGGTGCTTCAGGTGGGCTTGGTGATAATGGTGCAGGCGGTGGTGGAGGTGCAGGAGGATTTAGAGAATCACATGTTGTAGCAACATCTGGCTGTTATACAGCTAGTCCAATAGCTTCTGCAACATCTTTACCTATTACTCCTGGTCCTTATTCTATTGTTGTGGGTGCAGGAGGAGCAACAAATCCAGCCCCTGGTTCTCCTAATGTTGGGAACGATGGTAGTGTTTCAAGTTTTTCAACTATCTCATCAGCTGGTGGTGGTGGCGCCGGTGGTGGTACTTGTAGTGGAAATGATGGCGGTTCAGGTGGTGGAGCTGGACCCGGTGGTTCTTTAGGTTCAGGAAATACTCCTCCAACAACTCCTAGTCAAGGTACAGACGGTGCAGTTGGTGGTCCCGGATCTGCATCAGGAGATTCTGGTGGAGGAGGTGGTGGTGCTACTACTGCTGGTACTGCTGGAGCTGGTGGAGCATCTCCAGGTGGACCTGGTGGTTCTGGAGGCACAACTGAAATTTCAGCAAGTCCTGTTATATATGGAGGTGGTGGTGGAGGCGGCGTAAGAGCCGGCGATGGCCAACCTTTGAGTAGAGCTGCAGGAACAGGTGGACCAGGTGGTGGTGGAGTCGGTGCAAGAGGTGGACATCCAGTCAACAGCCCTCCTGTTGCTGGTGCAGGCACTGCAAATAGAGGAGCTGGTGGCGGTGGAGGTGGTATGGCATACAATCCTGGTGCTATGACAGGAGCTGCAGGAGGTTCAGGAATAGTATATATAAGATACAAATTTCAATAATTAATCTGTATGGGAACAAATTTAAAATTAATATATAAGTAGAAACTATGGCACATTTTGCAAAAATCTCAGAAAACAATGAAGTACTTCAAGTTTTAACTTGTGGTAATGGAGATATGCTAAACGCTGATGGTGTTGAAGATGAAACAGTAGGACAACAATATTTAGAACAACACAATAACTGGCCTGCTCGAATGTGGATTCAAACATCTTACAATACATCTGGTGGAAAACATAACTCGGGAGATGATTCTAAAGCATTAAGAGGAAATTATGCAGGTATAGGTTATATTTGGGATGAAGATAATAATTTATTCTATCCTAAAAAACCTTATACATCGTGGGTTTTAAATACTACAACGGCTAGTTGGCATTCACCAATTGGTGATGCTCCAGCTATGACAGCTGAACAAGATGCTCAAAATGCGGCAGACACTCATCGTTGGGAATATACTTGGAATGAAGATGGTCAATCTTGGGATTTGACAAACTCGCTAGCATAAAATACAAAGGTCTGTGGTATGCAGAAGAAAGTATTATCAGAAATAGGATTATATTACGGCGATGTCGCAATGCCAAAATATTGGGAGATAGATCAAAATGAAATAGCTCATCAAATTTTGCATGCTGATATGACTAATAAAGATTTTTCATTTTCAAAAACTTTTGATAAATTAAATACTTACATAAGAGAACATATAAATTTAAAATATAGTTTTAATTTAATTAATAAAAAAACATGGGGTGATATTTATAAACCTCAAGAAATAAGTACTCCTCTATTAAATATAGATCCGGTTGATCTTAGAAACTCACCTGATTATACTTTACTCTATGGTGTTAAAGTTGATGGTTGTAAAGTTAGAATTCACTATGATGATAATAGAAGAGCAGGAAGAAGTTGGGATATAGAATTAAAAAATAATATGTTTATTATGTTTCCATCTACTAATATGTATTATATTACCAACAATCAAAAAGATTCCCTTAACTTTATTTTAACTATTACCTATGAATATATATAAAAATTTTATAGATAAAGATCATTGTAATAAAATTAATAATGTAATATTAGGTCTTGATTTTCCTTGGTTTTATCTCAAACATCAAACAGCGAAAGACAGTTCTTTTATGGGTCATTGTTTTTATAAAGATAACAAGATTAATTCTAGTTTTTATTATTTAGTAGAACCTATTATAAACAAATTAAATCCCACAAAAATTATAAATATTAGATGTGCTCTGTGTTTAAAAAGACCGATGATAAGTGAATGGCACTCTGATTTTGAAAATACTACATCAAAAGATAAAGTAGCTGTGTATTATGTTAATACAAACAATGGATATACGATTTTTAAAAATAAAAAAATAAAAAGTGAAAAAAATAAAATTGTTATATTCGATGGAAATATGAAACATAAAGTTAAGTATCAAACAGATAAAGATACAAGAATGGTAATTAATTGTAATTATGAATCTATCTAATTATTTTTGGTATTTTAAATCTGCACTAACACCTAAGTTTTGTGATGAAGTTATTAAATATGGATTACAACAGCAAGACGGTATTGCTAGAACTGGGGGCTTTGACAAAAAAGAATTATCAAAAGAGGATGTTAAAAACATTCAAAGAAAAAGAAAGTCAGATTTAGTGTGGATGAATGATACTTGGATCTATAAAGAAATTCATCCCTACGTTCATAAAGCAAATAAAATGGCCGGGTGGAATTTTGACTGGGATAGAAGTGAGTCTTGTCAATTTACAAAATATAAACAAGGTCAATATTATGATTGGCATTGTGACAGTTGGGACAAAGTTTATGACCAACCTAATACTCCTTCTCATGGTAAAATTAGAAAGCTATCTATGACCTGTCAATTAACCGACGGTTCAGAATATAGTGGTGGAGAATTAGAATTTGATTTTAGAAACTATGAACCTCATCAAAGAGAGGAATCTAAACACTTAAGAAAAGCAACGGAGATATTACCCAAAGGAAGTATTATTGTTTTTCCTAGTTTTCTGTGGCATAGAGTTAAACCGATAACGAGAGGAACGCGATATTCACTTGTCCTATGGCATTTAGGATATCCATTTAAATAAATGAAACAGAACACCAAACATCAAGAATCTTTATCTTATGCGTTTTCTTATTGGGGCCCCATGCTTTTTAAAATAAAACTACCCTCCCAAGATTTAAAAAAATGTGCTCAACTTTGTAATAAAAAATCCAGCTTAGTAAATGATACCCTTGCAGGAGTTATTAAACATCAACATTATATTAGTTCTCAAAAATTTTATGACATTATAGATCCTTATCTAACTTCTTTTCGACACTGTTTTCAACAATGGTACGGAAAACCTTTAACCCACAAGATAATGATATCGTCAGCATGGGTTAATTTTATGAAAGCTGGAGAATTTAATCCTCCGCATATTCATGACGACTGTGATTTTTCCAGTGTCTTATTCGTCAAAGTTCCTGAAAAACTAAAAGAAGAAAATAAAAAATTTACAGGTGCAGGAGGGGGACCAGGTTCAATTTCTTTTACTTATGGGGAAACTCAACCCTACTCTATTTCTTATAGTGGTTTTTTTCCTGAAGAAGGAGATCTTTTTATATTTCCGGCAACGCTCACACATTTTGTTGCTCCTTTTATGTGTAAAGAAGAGAGAATATCTATCAGTGCAAATTTAAACTTTAAATAATATGAATAAAACTGAATTTTTTAAAACACCAATATGGGTGGAAGAAAAACCAGAATTTGTTAAATCATTAAATAAAGCTAGTGATAAATATATTAAAGAAGCTAGAAAAACTCAAAAAAAATATATTAAACAATACGGTGACTTTGGAACCAGTTATCATTCAACCCCATTAACAAGAGATAATGATTTTATAGATTTAAGAAACTATATTGGTCAAAAGTCTTGGGAATTTTTAGACCATCATGGCTACGATATGAAACAATATCAAACGATGTTTTCTGAAATGTGGGTACAAGAATTTTCTAAAAAAGGAGGAGGCCATCATTCTGCACATATTCATTGGAATCAGCATGTATCAGGATTTTATTTTTTAAAGTGTTCTGATAAAACTTCTTATCCTATTTTCCATGATCCAAGAACAGGAGCAAGAACTACTAAATTAAGCATGAAACCAGATTTAAAAGATATTCTTGATGGTAATGATCTTGTTCATCACAGGCCTCAACCAGGAACATTACTTATTTTTCCTGGTTATTTAGAACATGGATACGCAGTAGATCATGGCAAAGCCCCCTTTAGATTTATTCATTGGAACATAACGGCTATCCCTAAAGAGATGGCCAAAAATGTTTAATGTAATAGAAAATTTTTTAGAAAAGGAAACTTTAGAAAAAATTAAATTAGAAATAAATAAAATGCATTGGTATTACCTTGATTTTACTGCTGGAAAAAATGATAGATCTAACTTTCATTTTTATCACATGATTTATGAAAATGACCAAGTAGAAAGTCAAAGATATTTTAATACTATATTAATGCCTATTCTTGGTAGCTTAAATTTTAAATATCTTCATCGAGCAAAATTAAATTTATATACAAAACAAGATAAACAAATTAAAACAGGTTATCACACTGATGAGAATATTGAACATACAGTTGCATTAATTTCATTAAATACTAATAATGGATATACAGAATTTGAAAATAAAAAAAAAATTAAATCAACAGAAAATACTTTAGTTACATTTTCAGGTAATTTAAAACACAGAAGTGTTAATCAAACAGATACTAATACAAGAATTAATATTAATATAAACTTTAAAAATGTTTAAAGTAATTGATAATTTTTTAGATAAAAAAGATTTTGCAAACTTACAATATGAGTTATTATTTAATTCACATTTTCCTTGGTATTTTCAAGAGGGTAAAGATAAAAATAGAGCCCTTGGGGATAAATCCGGGAAGAAAGATTTAAATCAATTTCAATTAACACATTTATTTTTTGAGAACCTAAAGGAAAATTCAAAATACTATCATGTCCTTTTTCCGTTATTTAAAAAGCTAAAAATATCTTCTTTAACAAGAGCAAAAGCAAATTTAAATCCATATAATTATAAATTAAATCAAGGAGAGTGGCATGATGATTTTAATTTTAAAAATAATAAAACCGCTGTTTTTTATTTAAATACTTGTGATGGCTATACAATTTTTAAAAAAGATAATAAAAAAATATATTCACAAGCAAACAGAATAGTTATATTTGATAGTAAGGATAAACATACTGGCACAAACACAACCAATAATACAAGAAGGGTAGTTTTAAATATAAATTATTATGAAGTTTAAAAAAGATAAATATTGTATTATACGCCAAGCTATTTCCAAAGATTTAGCTGCCTTTGTGGCAAATTACTTTTCAATGAAAAAACAAGTTATGGATACTTGTCGTCAAACAAGATTTATTTCCCCTTATGAAGTTTTATTAGGTGAGTATGAGGGCGACGATGGTCAGATCCCACACACCTATTCTTGCTATTCAGATATCGCTATGGAAACTTTAATGTTGAAGTGTCAGCCCATTATGGAAAAGATTACAGGATTGAAATTGACTCCTGCCTATACTTTTGCCAGAATTTATAAAAATGGGGATGTTCTCAAAAGACATAAAGATAGATTTAGTTGTGAGATATCGACGACAATGACTCTTGGGGGAGACCCCTGGGCAATCTATCTTGAACCTTCTGGTAAAGAAGGACTGAAAGGAATTAAAGTAGACCTTAAACCAGGCGATATGCTGGTCTACAGTGGCTGTGAACTAGAGCATTGGAGAAATAAATTTAAAGGTAAAGAATGTATTCAAGCATTTTTACATTATAATA